CCATATGAGCCATTACCACTCTGTTGTTGCAAACGATACAGTTTATCCAACGCAAAAGCGGCACGAATATTATGTACAGGAATAGCCATGGGTCCATTAGTAGTAATATTGGCACCAATCGTAGCACCCTTAGAAACACTATTATTGGTAACAGATAAACCAGAAGCCGTTAAATCATCAGTTTTGGCATTAAAAGTATAAGCAGAACCAACAACAGATCGATTAAATGAAGAGAAATTAACTGATTGCGTTACAAAGGGAGCACCTTGAAACGAAGGTTTTACAGATGTAAAAAAATCCTGTGCCCAATTACGATAGCGTAATTGGAAAAGAGAATTTAATCTCTTACTATCACTTGCCGCAGTAATAATAGTATTAAATTTATCGTCAAAGTTAAAAGCAGAAACATCTACAGGCTCCCAATAAGGGTTTCGATAAAAATCCTGATAAACTTTCTGATAAGCCGCAAAACGGAAAGGGTTCAAATAAGGAGATTTCTGAACGTCAGTTCCTGTGCCGTATTCATCAGGATAATTCTCTTTATCAACAGGACGAACAGTAGAGAAGCCATAACCGAGCAAATCAAAAAGACGAAGAGCACCGAAAGTTCGCTTACAACCAAGACCATCAGTTCCGAAAGCAGTAGAATACCAATTACGCAAAGACGCAAGAGACAATTTAGGTAAACTTCCGGAAAAGGCGTTGATAGTATCAAGAGAAGATGAAGGATATTTTGTACCAACAACAAACTGATTAAATTGACGGCACAAAGTCCTCATAGGCACAAAGAAAAATTCGACGTGCTGACGCATACGAACAAAAGCAGCAGAATTAAGCGGCATTGTACGTAAGAAAATCTGAGGATTGATTTCATAATGCTCGTTTGGCAAAACCTCAGTACAAGAAATGGGCAACAACATACCAGGCGCACAGCTGAAAACATCATTGTGCGACAAATCAAAGGCATTCCGTTCAGGATGAGCCTTTAAAACGTTTAAATTAAATACACTTTGTTTCATAATCACTAAAATTTATATAAATCATTAAACTTTTTCTTATAATCAAATTTTTGAATCTGAGATAACAACTTATCTTGATTACTCCTTACGAAAGGCGTATCAATAATAGAATTATAAACGTCGGTACGTAGAAAGCAACTATTATAAACAGACGAAAAATCAATATTCAACTGTCTAAAAACCTTAGAAAGAGATAAACCACCATAAACAGGCTTTGAATAAAAATCAAACTTACTACAAGTTAAAGGCAAAGTCTTCCAAACATAAGGATAAAAAGCCAACGTTTCAAAGGGGCTAACCTTACGAGAAGATAAAACCTCTTGAGAGCGATAATAAGAATTAAGCAAATATAAAGAATAATTGTTATACATATTACGCATATTATTTAAAATATCAACAAGTGTAAAAGTAACATTCTTATACATGCCAACTACATAACCGAATTCATTTCGTTTCGGAAACGAAAAAGAACCATGTAACAACCGACGAACACATTTAAACCAAAGATAATCCCGATACCTGAAAGAACCTTTGAAATTCAGGTAAGCATCACCACGCAAATGGCACTCAATATAACGATGTTCTACTGAATCATAGACTTTTTGATAGTCTCCTGATGCATACTTTTTATATAACCGTAATTCATAATCAAAATTACCTTCGCCATATCCGCAATATTTGCGGAAGTATCTAGATAAAACTTTGTGGGGAAACAGGCTAAAGGAAACTTCACCTGTTTTAGCATCAACCGAAGGTCGTTCGAAATTGTTGTTAACGAAGCAGTCGAATATTTCCTTTTCGTTAATTTTGAAAGAGCCCAAAGCTGGGTTTTTACTTGCCAAATGGAACGGGCGGGTAAATTCAGTTGACAAAACTTTAGGCAGACGTGCAAAGCCATTAACATATTTCGCAACGTACTGTGGAGCGGAACTGCTGACGAGTTGAACATCGCATCGCTCAGGACTACACATCGCCCAAGCCTCAAATATAAGCTTTGGCAAGTCTCCGGCAATTCGGTCGTCATCACAGAAGAGGATGCCGTGATAATGTGGGCGGTAAGTGGCTGGACCGTACTCAGCTGCGACAAAGTAACGGATTTTAGATGAGGGAACATTTCCATATTTTCTTACAAGTTTAATTCTTAAACGTTTAATAAATTTCTGAATATCAGGCTTATAGCAAAAGCCAAAACCAGTCGAATAGGGATTATGCTGAGGTTCAGCGTACCAAGAATCCTCCAAATCAAAATCTAATTCTGGTAATTCTAATCCATGAGCATCAAGCAAAGGCTTATTACCTCGAAAAGCACGAAAATAAACACCACTTTCAGATGGATAAGCATAATACATGGGCATATGCTCATTATCATAAGTAAGAGTGACGAAAAAATTATACTTATGAGCTCTACACTCATCTTCAATACGATTCTGCAAATCTCGAGCATAAGAAGAACGACAAGCCGCACAGACACGACAAGGCGCCAATACATAATCACCTAAATATGGGTTGTAAACCAAATTCGGGCTAAAACAAGATACAGGACTCTTAACATCCGCAACTGTTCGCTGAGAATATACGGAATCTTGAATAAACATACTACTTTGTTTTTAAAACGCCATTATGGTAAATATAAGTTGTATCTGTCGTAACAATGGTTGTTTTACCAGAACCATCAACGTTATGAGAAACTGAACAACTAGTAAGAGTAAAAATACCCAAAGCTGAACCAATCAAACCAAGTGCATAAATAAGCACCTTAATAATAATTTTAATAATTTCTTTCTCCATAAACATGTAATTCAAACTAATTGAAAAAATACACGATTATCATACGAATAAATAATATCCGTAAAAGATATTTGAGGATGAACAAATGTATCTTTAATCAAACACACAAAATCATCAATATTATCAACAGAAACCGCATAATGTAAAACACGAGTTGTAGTAACATCAGTATAGGATATCACACAACGAAGATACTGAGATAACTTTTTCTTTTCCATAAGCCAAAAATTTTATTTTTACATAAAAAATCTATATCAGAAACCTTAAGTAACTGATTTCGAAAGCAAAGATAAACAATATTTATTTATAACCGGTATTATGTAAACGATTTTTAATTTACTTTTACAATATTTCACGTGAAATGTAAAGTTAGAGTTTACAAAAAGGGAGCGAATGCCTTATACGTTGCGTCTAACGACCCTATTTTTACATAGTGTGTCAGTAATCGGATATGAGACAAGAGATGGAGTGTTTGACGGAAGCAAACACCCTTACAGGGATTACGACCTTTCCGAGTTCCTATTAGTGTATGCTTGCGAGCCTATTGTTACTAGCGATTAGGGGCGTTGCCCCTATAACCCCAGTTCCGCCTAGCGCGCGGAACCGAGCGCGTTGTGCCTACCGGCGGTCTTCCTTTTGGCATTGCCCAAAAGGAAGCGAAAAGGCTAGTGTTTTTCATAGTATTGGAGCCTAACGGGTTGAGTTTCCACGGCTGGGTTGACGCATCCTTTTACGGATGCTCACACTCTGAGTTCCTACTAGTGTATGCTTGCGAGCCTATGAGTGTATGCTAATAGAGACAGGTCTAAAATTTAAAAATTCACGATTTAACAAATAATACAATTGAAAATAGTATAATGAAAATAAGAATAATGAATAAAGATAAAAGGATAGCTTTCTATTTTGTCAAGAAGAAAGCAACAAATAAAAAATGCGTCTACTGTAATAGTAGGCGCATAAGAACTATTTAAAAGAACCTAACTTGAGAGGGTTAACCTGATTAAAAGTTTCACCAAGATTCCACATAAATCGACCTAAATAACCAGTACCAAACCATAATTTTTCACGATTATAGTTAAAATGCTGCTGAGTTTCCAACTGCTGGACACCTACTCTAATAGAACGCTCAAGATATTTGCTTTCAATACCAAAACGAGTTGATTCACGAGAATTCTGCTGAGTACGATACCAATTTTGACTTTCAACAGAAGAAGCATTTGATAAAGATGTATTCCAAGAAGCCTTAGAACTAAGCCATGAAGCGTTAGCTGAAAGCATAGCAGCAGCCGCATACTTAGCAGCAAGAGCTGTCTGTTTTTCTGTCCAATGTTGTTGCGCCTTCTGGTACGCAATTTCGGCAGTCATTTTGCCAATCGTCAACTGGGCAATATCACGCTGAGCAGGCAAAATGAATTTGTTTGTAAAAGCCTTAGTAGCAACGTCATACTGAGAACCTACAGTCTGCAGATTTGCTTGAGCAACACGGGCATAACTTTCTCGCTCTTGATTTTTGGTAATATTTATCAAAGATTGCATATTAGCATTATATAACTCATTAGCCATCTTTTTAGCTTGATTATCATATTCAAGACCTTGCACACGCTTAGTCATTGACAAAAGATTTTCTGTATTTTGTATCTGCAAAGCTTTAGTCTGTTCCAACTGATACAAATTACCGACAAATTGATTAGATGCATTAGAAATCGCAGAGCCAAACTGCTGCGCACCTTGAGCCTTCATATTATACGCTTCCGCACCACTCTGTTGACGAGCCATATCAGTAGACATAAGTGATTCGGCTTGACCAGAGTTGATATTACCTAACGCAAAATAAGGATTAATACCAGCTTCCTCATAGCGAGCACGCTGAGCGGCAGGCGAATTATAAGCATTCTGACGATTCCACTGTGCCAAATTCCAATCATTCTGATATTGAGCAAGTTTAAGATTAGCGGCATTTGTTTCGCGGGTAGCTTGTAAAGCAGCTTTCGCAGCAGCATCAGAACCCTGTTTTGCGGCAGAACCACCAAGTATTGAACCTGCAGCAGAAACGACAGGACCAATAATCGGAGCAGCTGAAATCAATGAACCGAGAAAACTATTTTTAAATTGATGAGGTAAAAACTCCGTATTACCAACATCCCGAAATCTAATATGTAACATAAGCAAAAATTAAATAGTGCAGAGAAAACTCTGCACTAAATTAATAACTAAGATTCAGAAACTGGCTCCGGCTCAGACTCAGACTCTGGCTCTGGGTCTGGGTCAACCTGATTAGAGTCAACATTAAGTTGCTCCAAAGCTTTAGAGACATATTCAGTAAATTCAGCCATTTCAGAAAGTGACTGCAAATTACGAGGTTTAAGCAACTGCAACTTTATAGCATCATCAACACCTTGGAGAGCAGAAGAAGAAGATGGCAAAGTTTCAAGCTTAGACATCAAAGAGTCACGCAACAAAGGGCTCTCAGTATGCAAAATCTGAGATAACAAATCAGAAAGTTGACCCGACGTAGGGTCTTGAGGAAACAAATTAGCAGCTTCCTCAACATCAAGAGGAGAAGGAACAGCAAGAATGTCCTTATCACTTGGTAAAATAGAAACATCTACAGAATAGAGTTTATTATAATATATAGCACGATTAAACATAAGCGTAAAATTAAAAAGTTAAAGTAAAGGCTCATCAGAAACCGACATAGGGCGAATAGCTTTAATACCAATATGAGAATCTACCAAAATAGGGTCAGTGTTGTCTTCACCATTAAAAGCAACCGAACAAATAGAGTTAAGAATACATGGAGACACCTTTAAACTATACACATTAAAAGGCGACTCGCCTGTATCAAAAAGAATACCCGTATTACGTGGAGCAGTCCAAGCACTCAAAGAGCCACCTGTACAAAACTGTCCATGAACTCTATCAATACCTGTTTTATACTCCAAATAACGGTTTTGGTAGCCGTAAACTCGCTGCTTCCAATCAGTAGAAGAAGTGTCATTCAAAGGGTTTAAACAAGAAAGAAAATAAGTATTAACGGGTTGGTGACCTAAACGGTCAAATTCAGGCTGATAAAACTGCTCAAAACTTAACTTAAAATTGTGAGGGTCAATACCAAAAGAATTATAATCGGCATCAGGAGTGACAGAAAATATTCCTATAATAATTCCGTGCTCTTTTGTATCAAACACAATATGAGAATCATTAACAGAAGAAGCCTTGCCATAAACATCACCTGTTTGACCAAGAACCGTATTGTCTGCTTCCGTTCCTGACTGAGTATTAGCTGTAGTAATGACTTCACCAATAGAAACAGGAGAAGAAGAACCACCAATATAAGTAGATTTCCAATCATCGTGAACACCACCAAAACCAAAACGATTACGTATCTGTTCGCCATATGAGCCATTACCACTCTGTTGTTGCAAACGATACAGTTTATCCAACGCAAAAGCGGCACGAATATTATGTACAGGAATAGCCATGGGTCCATTA